TTACGATATCGACGGTGTGTAATGCTGTCCTAAATCCAGCAAGTTCCCAACGGTCTTACTGATCCCGCTGGTCAGCTGCGCCGCAAATCCAGTATCAGCCATTGTGATGTAAGCTATCAACAGGCCGACCAGAATTACCGCGATGATTAATCCTCCGTATTCTTGAAATATCTCTTTCATAAACACTCTCCTTTCGCTTACACTACTAATATTGCGGTAATTTTAAAAAAGCCTTGCGAAAAATCAAAATATTTTTACTTTTTTCCGTTTTTTTTATAAAATTTATGAAAATTTCTGTTTTTTTTTCATAAAATGACCCTTTTTTCTATTTTTCGGCCTTACTATGTGAGAAATGAATATAATCTCACATTTCAATTTTTATCCAGATTTTCCTCTTTTCACAAATTTTTTTTGATTTTTTAAAATTCAGGACTTCATTTTTTTTAAATTATGCTATAATAAGTAAGCACTTGGGAATAAGTTGAATGCGGGTGTAGTTCAATGGCAGAACACAACCTTCCCAAGGTTGCTACGGGAGTTCGATTCTCCTCACCCGCTCCAGTATTTACGCAGATGTAGTTCAATGGTAGAACGCGACCTTGCCAAGGTCGACACGGCGGTTCAATTCCGCTCATCTGCTCCATGACGATTTAAGCCCTTAGTAAAGGGCTTTTTTGTTGCGTGGCACGATTGTGGCATGATATTTCTAACCTTATTATATATAGGCATAATAAAAAGCCCCGGCCTCCTGATAGAAGTCGGGGTATTTGCTATTTAAAGGCCATGCTCCAGATCTGTGATCCGCTGCTCATGATCGTCAAGCTTGTCGTGGATCCGGCGATGACTGTCAGAGTTTTTAACAGCCAGGTCGCTGACCTCCTCATGAGCTCGCTTTTTGAGATCATCATAATCCTTTTGTAACCGATCGACGGTTACCGTTAGTTTCGTGATACTGGTATTGAGGTTGATCACCGGCTTGCCGACTGTAAAAAACAAGCCAACAACGGCGATGATAACCCCGACTACTCCCCACTCTGTCATGGGGCTTACTCCTTGCTCGACAGCTGCTTAATCGTCTGATTGAGACCGGTAGACGCCCAGCCGGAGATCGCGCCGATCATAATGATTTCCGCTGACCAATTGCCGGTGATCAGTGGAGCCAGCACCGCGCCGATGAGCAGCATAGTAGCTGGGATGTACTTATCTGGATAATGCTCCGTAGACTTGAGCGCTGCGCCGATCGCATAACAACCGGCGAGCACCAGCGGCATTAAAAACTGAGTGATGATTTCTGTGATTTCCATAATTTATTCCTCCTCTAAATACTCATAACTCTCATAATATCAGACGGTTCATGACCATCCCACTTTGGAGCTGTTGGCAGTTCTTGAACATCAAACATATCCCAATATGGATCTAAATCATAATGATACGAATATTGCCCCTCCGGTGTATCAATTCCGACGATGAACATTTTATCGAACATCGTCCCGTCGCTATGTTTTTTAGCCTTCCACGCAATCTCAGGATGGTCTTTACAGATTCTTGCAAACAAGACAGCCCGATGATGATATAGTTCGTTAAATGTGTGGTATCCATCTGATGTATTTCCATCAATGATTACGGATCCTGTTTCGGTTTTTATTTCCTGCATTGATTTAGTCCTCCTCTTTAATCCAATAACAACGCGAGTCATACTGGCAGTACCCACGGATCCCGTTATACTCCGCCTCTACCCACTGGTAGCCGTCTGGCTTGATCCCAGGTAAAAATCGGATCAGCTTTGCAGTACCACCGATCGGGATCGTTGCCAGGATCTCGCCAGACGCTCTGCCGTTGGTAAAGGACAGCGTTTTGCGTACCCTCAGGCCCACAGAGTCCACCACAACGGACAGCCCGTCAGCAGGCTCTGGCGTTGGCTCTGGTTGCGGATCGGGCTCTGCCTGTGCCTCGGTCTTGTAAAACGTCAGCACATTAGGCAATGCCCGACCCGTATAGACTTTTTTAGTACCGTCCACAATCATCTGAGAGCTGCCACCGCTGTCCAGCATTGCGCAGTAAGTCATCCCATAGGCTTTAGCAAACTGGCGGCAGGCGATGCCGTTGAGCTTACCAGAGACAACTGCAAAGACGTCAACGCCATCAGCGTCTCGCATGTGTAACGTCTGAGTATTGGCGGTGCTGTACTTGCTCTGTCCGGAGCCGCTGGAGACCCTCGTCACATCCTTACCCTCCAACATCAGGATCACTGCCGGACTATAACCTACCTTGACCTCATCTCCCGGGTATTCCCAACTAGCCAGATCGCCAGCGATCAGCTTGTTATCTTTAGTCACGACCACATCCAACCACTCGCTCTGATCCGGCCGACCATCAGCTGTAAAGCCCTGGTGCCGACCGCAGACGGTGCCACGCTCTGAGCCAGACATGACAAAGTAGCTACAGTTGACCTTGCAATGATGGATGTGATCATCGTCGATTTTGTCAATAGTCTTAAGCACCTTATCCCCGCCGGCAGACATCAAGCCGATATCTTGATCATCCCTACGCTTATAGACATGGATCGTCTGACCTTGCCAGGCAATACTCTGATACCCTGGTTTTAAATACATTTTAGATCCCTCCTCGTAAATTAAAAAAGGACACCTGAGCCAGTGTGTCCATGTGCCGCGGTACATCGCCACGGACTTGTTGATAAATTGTGACTTGACGACGCAGCCACCGATAGAACCCCAGCGTTTGGCTGTCGCCTCGATGACCTGCCCGCCGCCGATGTAGATCCCGATGTGACCCGGCTGCCAGACCAGCAGCCCTGGGATGTCTGGGATCGTGCTGATCGAGCCTTTGTCCGTCGCTCTAGCGTACATCTGATCGGCATTGATATCCGGTGCTGTCTTGCCGTAGTAGCTGGTATTGCCCGGACCGTAATCGTGCCATAAAAAGCACTTGATTAAGCCCACGCAATCAAATACCCGGCGGCCCGATGAGTCGTAGCGTCCAATCCCGCCGAGCTGGTAGATGGTCTTACGACTGAGCTGTTGCTCTGCCCATGAGCAGAGGTCAGCAGGTGAGGTGTAGTCCATGTTATCCCTCCAATCTTTATACTTCGACCCTGACACTTATCCCGCAATCAAGCTGAACAAAATTGTTATCTCCAAAATGTAATACAGCTTTGATCTGCCGAACCTTAAACGATGGATCAAGGTTTGTGAAACTTTTAGAGATGGTACAATCGCGGTTTGTGCGATATAGGCTCTGGGTAAATTGCTGCACCCATGTATCACCGATCAGAAAATAAACTGTTAGCGTCTGAGTATCACCAGCAGTCGCCCCGCCATTGTAAATCCGTGATCTAAAATCATAAGTAATCGGTATGGCCTTCGGAAACTCCGGAGATAAAAACGTACGCGTGCCTCCTCCAACAGTGCTGCCGGTTGAGCTAAAAGTAGCTGCTACACGGGTTGGCTTAATCTTGGTGATCAGCTGCTTAAAACTAGCGGTAGCAATAATGTTACGACTGAAATTAGGCATTATTTGCACCGCCCTTCGGCTCCAACCACTTAACAACCGTTATTGACCTGTTATACAACCCATACAGATTATCATCGAAGCTTACTTGGGTAATATTTAAAAAATCTTCAAACATCATCTCAAGGTCGTAAACACCGTTTACCGGACCCGAATACATTCCACTGCCAGAATATCCAACGTTATAAATTTGCACGCTGCCGAGATTGGTTGTTATCATGGGTCGTGAGGCTACCGTCCCATTTCCTGTTGTTCCTGTAACCTTTACCGAAAGAGGAATGCAACCTTTGAGCATAGCTGCTGTGATTGTAGCGGATCCAGTACACAGTGTCCCTTTCTTCAATTCATATCCAGCGGGATAAGGTGACTTGTTTCCAGCCGGTAGGATATTACGACTAAATCCCATTACCAGCCACCTCTTTTCAGAGCGCAGAGGTGCAAAAAAGCCTTTAAATAAAGGGGATTTCTTACCCCCCCCCCAACTCTTCTGAGTCCTTCTGCAGAAAAAGAATTGAAGTGCGGATCACGACTGTTCGGCGAGAAATAAAGGCTAAAAGAAGTTTTATTTTTCAGCGCTTCTGGTGTTTCAAACAGAGAGATATCCAAAATCAAATTCATTACTGTATATCCTGGACTCTGCTCATACCTCCCAGCATACATCGCGCCAATCTGATGTCCTTTACCAGTCGAATCTCGATAATATATGCCTTCATTGGAATTATCAAACTGCTGGTAGGAATAAGATATTTTAAACTGATAGTATCCTTTTGGAAAAGTTACTACAACACCACTATTTCTGTTATTCTGAACGGTGCAAGCTGCTTCTTCAATTTTTAAAGGATTTTTCCCTGTTGGTAATAAATTTCTGCAAAAGTTCATTTTCCTCATCCTTTCTTGCACTTAAATGCGGTAAGTGCAGTCCCGTTTTTGTTGCTGTCGGCATAGATCCGCAGCTTGTTGGCTGTGACTTTGATGTATGGTCCGATGCCCTCGATATTTGCCGGCCACATCGGCTCAATGATGTCATCTGCACCACAGGTATACGCCACATCGGTATACCATGGATAGCTGAGCGCCGGATCCACTGCTTGGTAATCTGGATCCAGACTAGCCACGTTATCTGCTGTCAGCTGCGTCCAGGTCGCTGTTGAGGGGATGGTAAAGCCATCAACGAGTTTGGCGCCAGCATTATCCACAAGCCGCTTAAGCTCCTTGCCCTGTGCTGCAGATAACGAATCTGTGGTGCTGTCGCTGGTCAAGTTATTAACGATACCACGCCAAGTGTTGGTGTCTGGAGGCACTGCCCATGCCCCATCACCTCTCAAGTAACTCGCTTGTTTACCAGCAGCCGGAGCTGGCACCAGCCCAGCACTTCCAGCGGCCGAAGCTGTGGCAGCCTTAAATGCAGCATATGTCGTGTTAGTGTCCAGATCCCCGACCAACTGATAGGCAGAGCCATCATAAACAAATTCCAACGTCCGATTTGCTGCCAGGTAACCAGCACTGATCGCGGATCCACGGTACTGGATTGCCTTTGCACCGCTGCCATTGACATTAAGCGTTGGATTGGCTACGGTATTGGTTATCGTAAACTTGACGATGATCCGCGCACCAGTGACCAGCTTAAAGCCTGTGCAAGCCACCACTTTGGCTGCTGTTGCTGCTGCAGTGCTGCAGGTCCCAAAATGCGCAATCGCTGATGTGCCGTTAAAATCAACGCCATCAATTGTGCGAGCTGTCTGCAGCTTAGTCGCTGAGTTTGCTGCGCCACCTGCAGAACTGCTGCCGGCATAGTCGTGCGTATGATCTGTATTGGACTTCCCCGCTAGAGCAGCCTTGATTTTTCCCCACAGATAAATTAAGCTATTTTTATCTAAATAGTTATTTGCCACTTAAAATCACCGCCTTACTAAGCGGTGATTGTGTCAATTTCGGCATTGGTGATCGCAACCATATCTGTCTTTTTAAGATATCCGGACAAGTCAATGTCTGTGTTGCCGATTTTTTCAAATTTGCTGGATGTTGGCAGCCAGATATACTCATCATAGCTGTCCCCTGTTCCGTGACTGTGTGCCATCAAATAGATCGTGCCCTTGACGCCTGTCGCCGGCAGCGCAGAAACGATCTGAAAGTCAATCCCCGTGATCCCGCTGAGGGCTTCATTGATCGCTGCTTGTACCTCAGCAGCCTTTTGATACCCAGCGCCATTGGCCAGACTTGCATTATCCGTCGGTACGGTGATATCGACCTCTTTGGTTTTAATGTCCTGCACAACGCCGTTGACTTTGATCGTCTCAATCTTATTGACCTGAGCTCCTGCTGCAACATTTCCAAGCTTCGACTTCTCATCATCTGTGTAATCATTTGAGGATAAAACTTTGCCAGATTCTTTATCCACTTTTGTGGCTGCAGCATTGGACACCTGAGCCTTAATTAACCCCCAAAGGTAAAGCAAACCATCATTATCAAGATATTTAATAGCCATTTGAATTTTGTCCTCCTATCAGATTAAAAATATCTGTATTTGTCATTCGTTCCATTCCTAGCTCGTCGAAGTCTTTATCCCCTGCCAGCTCCACACCAGAGATGCGTGGTTTGTTGTAAAGCGTTTCGTAATCTTTACTCCCCATTCCAGCACCACTGTAAGGATCCATTTTCATAACGATCACTTTCTCTTGTTTTCTGAATTCCATCTTAGCGGCCATCACAGTACCTCCTTTGAAATTGATTCATAGACAGCTTCCCGGATAATTCCCGTTCCCACTACTGTACCATCTTTAAACTTGATCCTGGCCTGGCACGCAACTACATGATCCAGCTTAAAGGTATCCAGCTGCGTCAGGCCAACGATGAACTGCCCAAGTTCGCGATCAAATTTCGCGTCTTCGGGGTATGTTTTTCTTACCGGCCCGAAAACAAATTCAACTCTGTCCACCAGATCAATATCTATTACGGATCCTGTGTCATCCTGCAGCTCAATGGCCAGGGAGTAAGTATTCCCCTGCCTCATACTGCGTTCCTCTTGCGTTTCGTGTACTGGTAAGCCCGCAGCTGGGTGCCGGTCATATCTGCATTGCAGTAAATCCGCAGCTTGTTGGTGGTTACCTTGATGCAGGGACCAAGGCAGCCGAGTTCCGCGGTGTCCGCGTCCCACTCCGGATAGATTTCATCATCCTCACTGCAGCTGAAGGATATATCAGTAAACCATGGATATTTTAGGTTAGGATCAGGGCCTGCCTTGTACTGTGGATCCAGAGTGGCTGCATTGTCCGCTGTCAGCTGCGTCCAGGTGGCCGTTGTGGGGACGATGATCACAGTGTTATGATCTGTGATCATCCTTGATTCAAGATCATTGATCAGGTTTAACAGATTGCCTGCCTCATCCTGCCCTAAAATCCCCTTGATCGTATAGAACCAAGTTTTAAAAATAACCTCGTTACGATTCAACGCAGCCTGAAACTGCGTGTAGTAGTTGCTGGCATCGATTACCGTATTTGGCGTACCAATAATACCGCACAGTGATGCGTTAAGCCTTGTATCTGTGATACGGTCTTGAGCGATCGTTGTTGTATTTTTGGAGATGAACACGTCGGCAATGCCCAGCTCATAAATATCCCCTGACTCGCCGCTGACCGGCCGGGTCAGCGCAGGAGCTGCGGGTACACTTGCAGGCGTGCCTTTGAGCACATAAAGATCAATCTTGCGTTCTGCGTCATCCAACCGGATGACAACTCGGTCAATCCGATCCATACTGTCAGCCGCTTGGATCGCCAGAGTACGCCGCTCATCCTCGATGCCGTAAGCACCCTCAATACAGCAGGATCCCGGATCTACGACGACCGTCATGCCGGTGCCAGCGTTAACTTTAAAGTTGCTCTGACCATTGTTATCTGCATGGACTCCATTGGTATAAAACAGTTTGGTGAGCTGCCGTTGAGTTAAGGCGTCTATCGCGCGATCAAAGATCGGCATCCCGTCACTGTCGTAACCGGTGATATTGGCATTGTAAGGAAAGCTGATCATACGTTTCCTCCTTTCTCATCAAAAAGGCTGCGGAGAAACACACTCCACAGACCTTCTTTTAACATTCGTTTAGGGCAATTCGCCCCTGTCCAGTCGTAATGCCTCACGACATGATCTGGAGCGATCTGCAGCTGATCCATGAGCTGCTTGACAAGCACTATTGTGTTGGCCATAGCCTGATAATACAGATTCCCCGGCGCCTCAGAGCGGCATATCTCAATCGAGATAGACTCTCTGTTGCCTGAACCATCACGATCGCCACATGCCTGGGCACAACGATCCAAGGGGATGATCTGGATAGCCTGGCATTCATCAACGTAAATGTGAGCCGCGCTGGGATCCAATGATCGTGCCGCATACTTCGCGCAAGCTTCCGCGTCTTGCCAGGTATTCATTTCATGGATGGTGATGTACCGCGGAATGATCGATACCGGACACTTTCGAGGCCAATGCTCTTGTTTGATTAAGCGCTGCTCTATTTCAATCATAAACCAGCCCTCCGGATCAGTGACGTAATCGTTACCGTGTCCTCACCGAACTTCGGCAGAATCTCTACATTTCCGTCTTCGAAAACTTCCTTTACTTCTACAATTCGTTTATCGGTCAGTTTTCCAATTTGCTGATTAATACAGGTACAGAGGTCGCCCAGGTTGTAATCAACGCGATACTGCAGATTCTTGCTGTTTGCAGTGCCGTTCAGCACCTCGGCCACCTGTTTATCCTTAAGCTTCTCTAGTCCTTCCTGGCGCAGCTTCTCCCGATATTGTACATCGGTCATTGCGCTGCCATCATCATTTTTACGTGACGTGGATCCATGGACATACAGCTCCCGGCGGCGAGCACCGTGGGTTTGATCAATCTCAACGGTAATCTCATCGCCTACGACATAGGCAAAATTACAGTGATCCGTGATATCCCGTTCGTATCCAAAATCCGTGATCGTTTCCATATTATCTGAAAAGATCGCCCACTCGTTTGCGATCTGGTTCTGCGTCCTGTCAAGTCCCTGCCACACCTCATAAATCAATGTGTTGTTGAGGTAATCGAACCGGATCCGCTGCGACAGCTCTGCCTCTCTAAGCAGCTCATAACAAGCCTCGCCAACCTTGTCACCCTTGTACTGCCTGGATATGCTCTCCGTCAGCGAAGGAATCGTACCGATCTGAAGACTTGCGAATTGCCGGCCTGCCGTATCCACAAAATACTTTTTGACGATCTGACGAGCGATCTCAGCCACCGTGCCCGTATAATTGGACTCCGTATCGATTACCCGATCATCCAGCAGCGACTCAATCAATCGCCCGGTGATCTGCAGTTGTTGCTTACCACTATCACTGACTTTATACAAGACATCCTCAACCCAGGCCAACTGACCGGAATCCGGCCGATAAAGATAAACCGCAGACATAAACAGATCAAAAGCGGAGACGTCTAAAATCAGTTTGTAGCTGCCGACGTCATAGTACCTGGAAATCCATTGCAAACTCTCAAAATCATCTACCCGGCCAAGCTCATCGAAAGCACTGTCAAGTAATAATAACTCCATGATCACACCCCCAGATACTTAGATTGATAATACAGATAAACGTCCAGATTGGTATAGTTCTCATCGGCATCATACTGAATGATATTGTCAGGGCCATCAATGGAGAAATAAGTACTTAGCTTATCCAGTCTGCGGGAAATCATCTCACCATTAAGTTTGACGCCTTTACGTCCCTTGTTGGTATCAATGATGAGGATGTCTCCTTTTTGCATATCAACGATAACCCGTAAGTATTCACCTGTGGACAACTTGGTAATTTTCGGATTTTTAACAGCTCCACGGGCGGCCGTAAACTGGATCACAATCCCAGTTGGCACATCCCCTTTATTCGGCAGATTGACCTCATTTTTGAAAGTTTTAAATCCATAGATCTTCCCCGCCTCATGATGGGTACTTTTTAGGGCTGCGAAGCTGACCGGCCAAGCCCATTGAGCGGTGATCGCTGCGATGTTTTTTCCGAAGTTGTCAAGATCTGACCAGTAAGGATAAGGGCAAAGCAGATCCAGCTTTCCCTCCAAGATTCCCCACATGCTTTCAATCTCGGAGAATTTGAAGCCTTGCAGCTCACAGCCGATCTGCACCTGCTTATAGCACCAGTTTAACCGCAGCGTGTAGGACTTTGTCGGATTAAAAAAGCTGACGATCTGAGCCCGGTACAATTCCCGGTTTTGCCAGTCATCCACACCAAAGGTAACGCTGATCTCGCGCTCCTCAACTTTTTTGCCGGTAACATAGCTGCCAGGCTCCACAGCGCTGGAGGCAGTATGGACGGAGTAAGCCGGGCTCTCTATCCCACTTACCTTTACAACTTTAAGCGGACAGCCGCAGCCCATCTGCAGCTGACGGCCGTCATTACGGACAAAGGTCAGCAGTAAATATGTCGTGTCCATCCTTACCCTCCTTTCAAGATCTTCCCTAATTCTCGATTGACCTCAGCGATCTTATCTGCAGTCTTGCTTGGCCGCTCAACTGGCAAATTAAAATGATTGACTTGATTCACCTCTACCTTTTGATCAATACCTGCAGCTGCAGGATATTTGACCTGATCCAGTTTAACGGCCCGCGACTGCACCGCGTTGGATAATCCGGCCATTGCCGATCGTGCCCGATCAGACATGCTGATCAAACCTCCGCTAAAGGCAGATAAGACACTCTGCCCCGTTTGCGTGTCATCATACGACGCCCCTCCGCCGCCGGTCACGCCAGCAATGCTGTTCATCAGCTGATAGTACACCGGGATAATGACCGCTGGCGGGCGTGTACCAGCAGCGATAGCCACAATCTCATTGGATGCCTGTGTTGCGTCTGCCCGAGCTTGATCAATCTGTTGTGATCCGGCAGTTTCAAATCCTGGTATTATACCTGCCAGCCAATTCTCGCCTGATATCGTGCCATATTCGGAATAATCAACGGCTGTCTGTTCCATATACGTCTGCTTGGCTTCATCCAATTCTTCTTGTGCGGTTTGAATTTGCTCCGCCAAAGATTCAAGAAAGCTCTCATCGATTGGCTCGCCTTTATCTTTCATTTCCTGGATTGTATCCCGCATTTTTTCAAGATTGGTCACTTGATTTTCCAAATTCGTAACTTGTTCTTTTCCCTTATCAGGATCGAAAGTTTCGATAGAGCCGAGACCACTCATGATTTCTTTTGCTTTGTCCCAATCCGAATTGCTGATTGCTTCCTGCATTGATTCAAAGTTACTTGTTAAATCAGTATAGCCTTTCAGCGTTTCAGCTCCTGTTTCATAGCTTTTGGTCAGTTCATCCAACTCTTGCTTAAATTCAAGCATACTGTTGATGCCGTTATCATCCAAGAATTTATTCAGTAAATTGTTATACTCTTCACTCCCGTAATCATATTCAGTCAGAGCATCATGAGCGAGTTTTGAGTATTCGTTGTAAATCGCCTGTTTCTCATTGATTTCTTGATACAGCTCGGCTTGCTTCTTCATCAATTCGTTTTTATTTTGAATCGCTTCAGCATAATCATCCTGATACGCATCAAGATAGGCTTGAGATCGCTGCGCTTCGATCAGGTTGTTGATTGAATCAGTAAACGTGATTACCTCATTATTAGCGTCCAACACCTTCTCACCCATTTCGTCAAAATGGATTCCGGCATTAGGCAGTAATTGATTAAGCTGATCGATCAAGAAGTTCACACGCTCCTGACTTCCTGTCACTTTCCCATTGGCGTCTACCTGAGAGAGCAGCTCCTTGTTATACCGTTCCGCCAGTTCAACCTGCGCGGACGATTCAGCAAAAGCCTCTCTTGACGCCTTCGCCATATCGTCAAAGGCTGTTTGCTGCTCATATATTGCTTTAGTATAGGCCTTCGCTGCTTCCAGGGATTCATTTTGTTTTTTATTAAGCAGGACATATCCCGCAGTTAAAGCAGCAATACCTCCGACTATCAATCCGATGCCTGCCGGTGTCATTACTGCTTTCCATGCAGCCGAAGCGATAGTTGCCAGTTTTACTTTTCCTGTAAGCACACCTACAATCATCTCATTCTTTTTTAACCCGCCATAAGTTGCCAACAAAGATAATCTGTTCGCCTTTTCATGAGCGGTAATGGAGTTTGATGCCAGCTTCCAGGCTTGTCGCAGCTTCTGGATATTGGTAATTGCAGCAGGGATTAGATTCTTCCCTGCCAAAGCTCCAGCGATTGTACCTCCGGCAACAGCGATCTTTCCAGCGTTGTTGATGATCCACGCCAAGGAGTCAACCGCAACCGGCAGCGCTTGGGTACCGAGTTTAATAACGGTGGATGTCATATCCGCAAAGCCCGTAGCTAAGGTATCGACACTCTGTCCCAACTTCCCGCTGCCCAGCTCCTCATTGAGCTGTGACACAGAATCAATGCCTGTGTCCAAAGCATCCTTGAATGGCGTTTTAAATTTTTCAAATGCTGTGATGCCGGTTTCCGTCAGTGTATTCTTTAACAGCTGCATTTTGGATTCCGTTGTTTCATATCGCTGAGCAGCTTCTTTTGTCAAGGCTGTATTTTCTTCCCACGCAGCATTGGCGATATCCATCGATTTATTAAAAACGTCCGATGCCCCTGAAGCTCTTAGCAGTGCGTCACGCATTCTGATCTCAGTGATATCCATATCTGTTAGCACCTTGATCGCAGAATCGCCAGTTTCGCTTACTTTGCCTAATCCAGTAATAAACGCGGTAATTGCTCCTGCTGCATCATCTTTAAATGCTTTTTTAAAGTCTGCAGTAGTCATACCTGCAACATTAGCAAAAGATTCTAGCTGACCTGTACCAGTCTCAACTGCCAGCTGCATCTTGGCCATCAAGGTCGAAAACGCTGTACCGCCAGCCTCTGCCTCAATGCCTACAGAAGATAAAGCTCCCGCCATGCCCATGATCTGAGATTCAGACAGGCCGATCTGCGCACCAGCGCCAGCCAATCGCAGCGACATTGCCACAATCTCAGATTCAGTCGTTGCTAAATTGTTACCCAGATCAACGATCGTACTGCCTAACCGGTCAAAATTGTCCTGGCTCATCCCTACGATGTTGGCAAAACGCGCAAGGGATGTTGCCGCCTCATCACTGGTCATATTCGTGGCCACACCGAGGTCTGCCATTGTACGTGTAAAGGCAAGCAGATTCTCGCTTTGGATCCCTAGCTGACCTGCTGCCTCAGCGATACCTGCAATCTCAGTCACCGCCAACGGAATTGTTTTGGACATCTCCAAGATGCCCTGTCTAAATTGCTCCAGTTCCTGATCTGTAGCGTTAACCGTCTTCCTCACGCCGGCAAAAGCAGATTCAAAATCTACTCCAACCGCCAGCACAGCCGCCCCCATCCCGGCAACCGTAGCGCCGACCGCCGCAAGAGCTGCTGTGGCAGTCTTGGCCAAATTCTTAACCTTATTATCAAAGTCAGTCTGATTGGCTCGTATATCAATAACAACTGCGCCATCACTGTACATCCAATCAGCCTCCTCTCATCATCTGATCCGCAAGTCCAGCATTATAGCTGAGCGGATCCTCGTCTTTCTTAATCCGATATTTTTTCTGTAACGCTAGTAAACGTAACTTCTGATCATTACTCATGTCGTTAGTTAGTTCCGCAGTCCGGATCTGCATTAGATTAACCAGCGCCGGCATCCCATCGTTCAGATCCGCAAACAGCGCCATAAACTTAAACCAATGCAGCTCGACCTCTGTAAGATCAATACCATAAACTTGAAAAAAAGCGGAAAAGATTGGGTCTGAATCAATCTCGAAATCAAACGCTATCTTCCCAGCCTCCTTTACCTTTTCCTCTTTTTTGTAACACCGAATAAACTCCATCATGGCCTCAAAAGCTGCGGCTTCATCCTCGGGCATTGCCTTATAAAACAAAAAAAGCGCCATTTGTCTGCGCTCCTCATCATAAAAGGTTGTGTCCTCCAGGATAAGCAGGATCCGGATGATGGTTCTATGATCTGGATTGATCGGATAATCAATACCTTTGATCTCCACGCTGTCCGGCAGCGGGTCTATCAAAAGATTGAAGCTCATGATCTCCCCATCATTCGGTTAATCCGCGCGGTCTTGGCTGCTGTGATCTCCTGCAGGATATACTGGCAGACATCCGACAAATAGGCAACGTCATCCACACGATCCGACATCAGCTCCTCATACCCGACAAGACCAAGGATCGAGATTAAAAAGTCTTTACAGATGGCTGCCATATCATCCACTTGCTCAAGCAGTTGTACGCTGTTGTTTGCATCTATTTTACGATCAACGAGCTCAGCAGACCGTTTGGTAATAACTTGAACAGCAGTCATGACCGTTTTACTGATGCCATCGATCACAAATTGATGCCCATCGATATCCAATGGAATCTGCGTGTTTGATTTAAACGATGCCATATTACGCCCTCCTCTTAAGCCGCTGATTTCTCAGTAAACGTTTTTGTACTTGGATTAAACTCGCCCTGAACCGGATCGCCGTCGTAAGTAAACGTGCCGGTTAACGCCAGAGCACTGCCTGCCTCGCCAGATCCAGGGTTGTCGATGGAAATAACGACATCCTGCTTCCGAGCCGCTTTGGTCCCAGACGTAGTGCCATTTTTCCAGGTATCCACGATGACAATATCAGTATGCGCTTTAACACCGATATCGAAAGTATCGGCGATTTCCTGTAGATAAAGAGATACAGGATCCGTGTCATCCATCTCTGACACAAATGCCATTGCCGGCGCATACCCAGACAAGCCGCCGGTTGCATTCTGTTCATGTACCCAGTGTTTTTCTTCGGTCTTCGCATTTCCGGAGACGTTTAATGCGGTAAATCCTTCGCCAATCAGTTCATAGCCTTCGGCGCATTTTAAATAAACGAGCCGCTGATGTCTTTGTAAACCTGCCATAATTCATTCCTCCTATTCATAGTCACTTTTGTGTTTGTAAACCAGCACGCATTGCGCCTGGTAGTGCGCTTTCCCGCCAGATTCCTCAGTGTCAAAAAGGTAAGGGTTGGTTTCCATCCGGATATCCAGACAGACGTCCCGATCACCTAAATCCGGCAGCGCGTTTTGTTGTTTCCGCTGTTCAAAAAAAGCGCCGAGTTTTCCCAGCACTGCAACAGCATTGATTCTTTTCAAGGTAAACCGTTCTGCAATCTTCAGATTGATCGTAAACGGTAACTCTGCAGTGTATCCGCCAACGACATTGAAGGCTTTGGAGCCGCCGGTCATTGTCCCCAGGCACATTGCCGGAGCTTTTTCCGACAGCGTATCCAGGTAGACCTCACACGGCAGCCCTGGACACTGATTGGCCAGCTGCACAAGAGCGGTGAGAATCTGCGCCTGCTCTTTACCGGTAAACACTGGTTTCTCCGTCATCGTTTACGCACCTCTGTTTCTAAGATTTTAAGCCACTTTTGGATTCGCCCTGGCTTGCGCCGCTCAAACCAATAAGGGCCGGCCTGCGGACGCAGCTTGCGATATTTTAAATCTGTATTCGTCGCCACTTTGCGCTCGTACTTTTTAGCCCAGGCGCTGTGTGAGGAGACCCCCAGCATCAACTTGCCGTAATATAAAAAACGAGCGTAAATGATATCCCAGACCAGGTAAGGATCGTCCTTGCCAATACTGCGATTGACGCTCTTTTCAAGATAGCCATTTTCGAATGGCAAATAAGAACTACAGTCCCGGGCAATCTCACTTTTAAGCATCATTCTGCCTTTCCGGACGCGCTGATCCATCTGAGCGCTGATCCGCTTGCTGTCAATCTCTGTCTTGATTACCTTTGACATAAGATCTCCACCAGCTGCGCATCGTTGCCAAACGGACGGATGATACGGTAACCCTTGATCGTGTATGTTTCTCCGGCATGGATCAAAAAATCGCCATCAGCATGCGCCGTCCAGCCAACCGGGTTCTTGTCCCAGGCTTCTGGTTCCTTAAATGATTGATCACAATCCGTACAGTCCACAACACAGACAAACTCATCGCTGTTACGAGTGTCCATCTGTGTGTGCCGGCTCTTTGCGGTTCCCGCAAAACTAACACGATTTAAAGGTGTGATGATGACCTCTGGGCTTTCCATTGGTATCTCTGGCAAAGCGTTGTGGATTTCCACGCTGTGGGGCCTTAGCATTCGCGGCGTAAGCATTGATTCACCTTCAAGGATAAATACCCTTGCTTTCTTAATTCACTTAGTGTGAGGCTGCGCGCTATCGGTGACAGCGGCATTCCATTAAAGTCCGATTCATTCTGCTTCCGATCGGAGTAACTAAACTCAAAGTTCTCCGTTTTTAAGGTTTTCAGATCCGTTTGGTTCTGACCTCCGAAAGCAGCATCAACACCACCGATAGTATGCAAAAAATCAATCTCAGCGCATAACGCTTTACGATAGTCACCCTGCAGCTCAGATAATGGCACTAAATCAACATCAGATAAATATGCCTGCGCAAAAGACTCTACAATCATTTCAGCCAGAGAAGCGAGCTGCGGATATTCTTCATATGTCACGGTTCCCATCCAGATTTCTCTATAGTATTTTAGATCAAGCTGCATGTTATCACTCCTTAGATGAAGAAAGGCAGGACTGAGCCTGCCTTATGCCTCCGATAAAACAATTGTTTTGGACACATCTGCTTCAGCCACCATGACAATGTCGTTGATGGTTTTGTGACCTGCTTTCTTGATCTTGATTGGGTAATCCCCTTTGCGCAAGTTAAATACAGCTACGCCTGAATCGTTGGTTTTCAGGATCGAACCGTTAACATCCACCGATGCGCCTTTGACCGCCTTTGCGGATTCATTAGAGCCGTCTTTCACGGTAATTGTAACAGTCTGAGTTGTTACAGGGGTCGCTGGTTCCAGATAAGCGAATGCGCAGCCTGTGCGGTCTTCATTCAGTCTTGTTGCCGGATTCGGTAATGCCCAGCCAGCGCGGAAGACAACACGGATCGCGATCATGTCCTGCTGCGCCAAGTTGTACTGAATTGCTTTTGTCACTGGGTCCTGGATCACACCCTGATCCAAAATCTTTACCGTGATATCCTGACGAATTGCCCAAACCAACTGACGGAAGTCGCCCACGATCATCTGTGCAATGGTTTTGTCAAAGGAGCCGTTTTCCGGGAAGTACATCGGCGCGCCATCCAGCGCATACGGTGTTGTTCCTTGCATATCTGACTTGAAGATAGGCAGACCATCATTTGTCCGTAAGCCTCTCAGCTTAGCCCGCATCCCTAACGCCGCAATCGCTCCGTTAACTGCGTAGCCGTCTTCTTCCACCTTGTTCAGCAGACCGCCTTCTGACATGATTTTGTCATACAGATCCTTTTCTGCCGTATCCGCGACATTGTTACCGGCTTGTCTTGCTACGGTGATGATGTCGTTCTGCCAGGCGGCAGGACGATTTTCACCGAACAGGATTGCCGCGTCAAACCGCTTACCGATAGATTCGTTAATTCGCGGCGTAATTTCGCCGATCAGATCTGTGTCGGCATCGGCGACAACTGCTTCTGGAATTGGCACGATGACCGCCAACTCGCCGGCGTTGATGTAAACATTATCCCACGCCTGCATGGAAGTCTGTTTAAACCCAGTATCGCCGTCCACCCAGTAAGCGGTTGGTAAGGTATCCAATACACGCATACGGGTCTGATTGCTGGTCATGTTTGGCAGCCGACGGCCGAGCTGCATGACGATGGAACTTTTTGGAGCGTCCTGGACGATGGAGTCAATAATCTGCTGCCGGATTAGTGCCTCAGCAGCTTCTCTGTTTGTAATATTAGGCATTCTTTATGCCTCCTTTCCTGTGATAAGCATTCTCAGAGCCTCGTTAGCCTGAGCTTTTTTGTCATCCGGATTCGGCTTCCCTGCTCCGGAAGTGGATGCTACTACATAAGGCGGCTTAGCGGATTCAAACAGATAATCATTATCTTTTTTCACTGCTTCCAGCGCTGCCTTAATGTCAGCCTCCTGATTTTTGCTTGCTTTCAGTGTCTTCGTGTCGCCGATCAGCGCGGTGATCGCTTTTGCATTGCGACCGCCCGCAGCTTTGATGGCACTTTCGAGGGCAGAATTAAATTCGATGTCTGATAGCTTTTCTGCGATCTCATTTTCCTTCGCTGATAAATCTGTCTGTAACTTCGTGATCTGTCCGCGCAGATCTTCCACATTGACGCCATCGAACTTTTTAAGTTCAGCTTTGGTTGTATCCAGCTGGGTCTTATAGGTATCTCGCTGTGCCTTGATGGTGTTGATATCTTTGCCATGCTCGTTGATGATCTTGTCGACCAGATCGGATGCAATACCTAAATCCTCTAAAAATTTTCTTTCCATAATTTCCTCCTACTACGCTTTTTTAACACGGGTTGCCTCCGCTTGCTCGCCTGCCTTTTTACGCCTTGCGCCAGGGCATAATTGATAATTATTAAGATCTTAACAATTTGCTTTTTATTGAAATTCGTGGTATATAATAGTTGTGAGTACCATTCGTTTGCCCGTTATTGGCGAGCGGAGCTGGGCTCACTTTTTTATATACTGAATTACTTCTAAAAGCACATCATCTTTTTTGACCAGTACGTGCAGAGTGCCTTTAGCACTTCTTTTTATTCGGTCATTGACACGATGAAGTAGATCCGGTAATTCTATGTCTTCTGATTTTAAATCAAGTATGATACCACCAGGATTAGAGCTTATTTGCTTTAATCCTTTTCTAATTGCTGAATCAGCCGCGGCGTTTGTGCTGATTTCTTTCAAATCCCAAAACTTACCATCCCAATCATAATCTGGAGTTTTCACACCCTGCTTCTTAGATTCTGAAAGCAAACGTATATCGCCGCCAAAATTTTCTAAAAGCCATTCAGCTACCTTAATTTCACTTTTGTGTATGCTGCGGTTATAGTCATCTGGAAAAAATATATTTCCTTTTTTAGGCGTTGCTGCCTCTAAGAATTCTTCAAGTACGGTCTTACCCCTTTTTGCAAAAGCAACTTTACTGTTTGCATAATTCTTCTTCAGCACGTCCGGATTAGCCTTGATCAGACTATCATTTCGCTTCTTCCATTCTTTGACTTTCTCACGTTCTTTGTTCGCATCATAACATCCGGCTTCCAGCGTTTTCTGCCGGCGTGTCCATTCCCGGATCATCCGCTCATTGTAGCGCTGCTCCTGCTCCAACTCGTAGACCCGATCAGTTTCTTGCGTGTTTAGGGGTTCGTAGGCCCGTTCAGACAATCCTTCAAAAAATGGATAAAAGCTATGCCGACAATTCCATCCACCAAGTCCGGCTCCAGTGCCATACCCTGTAGAGCTGATAAAATCAGGATAAGAAGTCTTCTTTTGTTGCCCAGGCTTCGTCCATTCATAAACCTTGCCTTGCCACTCCGCATGGCTTGGCCGGGCACCATAATGGTCCGTAACCTCGACCAATTGGGCTTCCATCGCAAAAAAGTTTGCCTCTTGAGCTTTAAGCGCTGACTGATTAGTGCCGGTCCTTACGGCTCGTCTTACGATCACATCGGCGTGTTCGCGGCGTCCGCTTGGCGTTATCGCTGAGGTGATCCCCTGCCGTGCTAGCTGCTCGATCGCTGTCTGTGAGGCTTGCTGAGCTGTGTAAAAGCCATTGGTCACCTGCAGATAGGCTTGATCAATAGCGTGCTCGTAAGCCCTGCTGGCATCTGCTGCATACGTCCTGGCAAAATTACGCAGCTCACCGTTGGTTGATTTAACGCCATCGGCGATAAACTTTGATATCAACTCTGATGTATCTGCCACCGATTCAAGCAAGCCCGCCTCTGCCGCAGCTTTAAAGATCAGATTATCCGTATCAACCGCGGTATGCACCGACTCACCGATGATACGCTTAACTTGATTTTCTGATAACTTCAATGTGCGGCTAAGCTGCCTAACAATGTAATCGTATTGCACACCGATTTCTTCCAGCTTTCGCTTATTCCAGGCTGCAGTGGAGGGGAAAGCGTAATCGTTTTTAACGATCCGCTGCGCCATGTCAGCCAGCAGCTCATCTTCAAGCTCCTGCCAGATTTTTTCGATGTCGTCAGTCAGATGGCCGAGTTCCTGCGGACTAAGCATTAAAATTCAATCCTTCATCCTCGGATTCCTTCGCTGCTGCAATCGCAGCTTTCGCCTGCTCCTCAGTTTCACCGTACCATTTAGCGCGGAACTCCCATTTCTGCATGATGCCGTCGCGAACCTCCTGCAGATCCTGTTGGCGCTCTTTTTCAGCGTCCATTACAATGCTGTCATCCCACTTGTATGACACTTGATAACTGCCTGCTGGCGCTAATTTGTACAACGTAGCATAAAAGTCCATCGCGTCGATTAAATCATCCAGCGCAGTCTGCAGCGCCATCTGAGCGTCGCTGACGAAGGCGTAGGATCGCTGCTTACTGGCTTTGATCTCCTCGGCAGTTTTATCCACACTTTGTGGATCCGACAACGTACCATAGGCCAGATTACAGCTGAACTCGATGGATCGTAGCTGGCTGTTCAGACCGTTAAGATAGGACTGCTCGCGAATATCCGGGCTGTAAGTATCCAGCAGTGGCTTGTCCCGGGCTCCTGTCTCGTATTTCAGTTTCCGGTACAGACGCTCCTTGCCTTTCGGCATAGCGCTGGTCCCGTCAGGATTGTCCTGCAGCATAGCTTCCGACACATGCACTGCTGTTTCTTTTGCTTCGTACTCCCAGTTTAATTGGCTATAACGCCGATCTGCTTCGCGAATCTTAGAGATCGCCCTGGAGTACACCGAGGCGCCGATCGGACTGTTGCTGTCAATGTTGTTGGCCAGCGGTACTCGGAAATAGCCGATCGGCAGCTTGTTGACATCACCAAACACGACGGATTCTGCGAGTCCTGCCCACTGGTCGATCGCAGCCAGAGGAATCTCAGCGCCCAGCTGCTCTGCCACTCGGCTGTGATAAGCCTTGTTTTTGATTTCTAGCTGTCCTTTACGCAGCGTATGCACCTCAAGTCGGGTGTAGTAATCAGCACCGCGGAATACCTGCTCTGCAAACACACATTGGATCAGGCGCCCTGTATCATCATACGAAGCAGGGAAAAAGCAATCAGCCTGTACGGTCTGAACCACAATCCCGCTCGCTGAAACATAGGGCTTAAAAACGATCCCGCCTTTTGCACATCCCATTTCGACCGGCTGGCGAATGTGGGATAGTACTTTTTGATAGGCATCATTGAGATACTTAGCCCGCCCGCTGCCATCAATTTCTGATTTCAGCTCCAGCGTGATCAGCCTGGCCATTTCGGAGGCGATCGCTGGAGCCAACCCCATGCTTTGAGTAATCGCGTTTAGCCAAGGTGCATCATCTTCAAAGAGCGCTGTCCACAATTCAATGCTCTGCGCCATCTTCGAGGTCAAACACATGTCCCCCACGAGCACGCCATCACTTTTCAGCGCTGTGCGGATCTGCTCCGCTGCTTTTGTAAATCGCATTTCATCACCTCCTACTCATACCGGATGAACCGGCTGATTGATCTTTCGACCGTGTACTCAAAAGCATCCAGACTGTCGATATCGCTTGTACCATCATCCAGACGCTCGTTTTCTGTCAAATTTTTGGGATTCCAGACTGCTGACCGGAAAGCTCCTGCCAGCGTATCGCAATAACCTTCCATCAGCTGCAGGCGTCCCATAGCCATCAGTCGGGTTGTTAAGTTGATCCGGTCATTAATCGTTGTTTTTAGCGCGTCAGTAATTCGCAGCCAGGATAAACCTGACTTCCGCGCCGAGGTTCTCAAGCCTGCAATCAATGTCTGCTCGGCGTTATCGCAATAAACGTTGGTAATGTAACCAAACTGGTTTATGATCGCCAGGCAAAAATCGATAAACAGCTTGCCAAGCTGATCCGGATCAATGTCTCTGTTTTTGCAATCAATCCGCTGCGATGATAGAACAACCGCTTTCTGGTATCCGCGGGTGATCGCCGTCGCGACGAAAGCATGGGCTGATCCACCGCCGCCGAAGTCAACGCCAACGTTGATCTCCATAATGTCCTTGGGTTTATCCTGAGTAAAGAAAAAGCCGTCCTTGCGCTCGCAGGATTCGGCGAACTGTCGATAGATCAATCCCTCTGCCACCATGCGTCGGCCGAGAATATCCCGCATGTACCAGATACTCTGGGGATCATATTGGCTCTTGATCTCAGCTTTTCGCTGATCGCTGATTGTTACGTTGTCGTCAATCGTAAAATGCTCGTAGTTGCAGCCTCCAAGCAGCTCCCCTATTTCCGCTCGCTGCCTATACCGGTCAATATATTCGGTGTAGATCGGAGCATTTGGGTTGTCAGGGTTGAGATCCCAGAACACCTTACGCCGCTGAGCTGCAAGCTGGCGGTTAAAAGCCTCGCAAATTGTATCCGGATGATGCAGGTTGATTTCCGTTGCGATCCACATGCCATAGGAATTACCACGGATTTTTTTGTAACTATCCGCTTTCGCGCCACCAGAGAACAAGACAATCCGCAGCTGCTGACTGGTAGAAGGACCTTTGATAAACAACGCCTCATTGTCCTTGTACTTACCCCAGTGACACTGCCCTCGGAAGATATACTCTAAACCAAAGCCGTTGGCGTCACCGATATTCAGTTTCGCATTGGCCATCGTGCTGCCCGTTGCCAGATGGATCTTGTCTGGCGTCGTTTTCAGCTCATGCGCGAAAGCAAAGACGTTGTCGACGGTCTTTCCGGCACGCACAGCGCCTTCCGCAAAGTTAAAAGTATTTTCGGCGCATCGCCGGATATATGCCTTGTGCTTCTCACCAAAGCAAAAGGCGATCTTTTTACTTTTCCGCGCCATAGACCTCTGCCTCTGCTTCGCTCAGATCTTCAATCTCTTGGTCTGTGCCGGTTAGCTTATTTACCTGAGCCCGCAGCAACTCGATCCGCGCCCGCTGCTCTTGATTAGCCATGCCAGACTCCACCATCGCGTCATATTGCTTGATCATGTTAGTCAACGTCTGCATCGCCCTAGACTGTGCTGACAGAAAGGTTGCTTGCTTATCCCAAGCCTGCTGCACTTCCCAGCGTTCTCCGATGACGCTGCCGTCTTTTACCTCGATCTTCTCGACAGTCTTATCTGCTTGACCTTTGACAAACATAATCTGCTGAGCTCGCAAGATAGCAGCGTACTGGATCTGGATATTCTGCCATAAAACATCGAGCGGATCCAATATCTGCAGGTCTTCAACCAGTTCTAGCGTCTCCGCCGGAAGCACCTTACAAAAAAAGCCGTGTTTGACGGCATGCTGGTTTCCCGGCGGTCCTGTTGCATTCTTGTTTCCAGGCTGTCCGCCGCGATGCCGTTTGGTTGCAACTTTTTCTGCAACTTCGGTTGCAACTTTTTGCTTTTTTGGTTGCAACTTTTCCGCCCGCCAGTACCTGGTTGCCCAGGACTTGACTGCGGACAGGGACACGCCCACCTCGTCGGCAATCTCCTGATATTTTTTGCCCTGCAGATAAAGCTCCCGGGCAAGCTCGCGTTTTGGGTCTACTATCACGTCATATCACCACCTCCAGATTTATGTCAACGCGTCAAATGTAAATTAAAACCCCGCAAGGCGATACGCGGGGCTGTGAGTTTGCAGGAAAGTTAGAAAGCAGAGGGGAAAAGAACATCCTGCCGCATCTAGCTATCGAGCTGGAAACCAAAGAAAAAGCACCCCGCTAAGAGTGCTTTTCTGAATCATCTTTCTTGTTACGATCTCCTAGAAACAATTTTATGATAGTTCCTACACCAGTTATCAAGGCTACTAGGCCACCAACATCTTTGTTATTTAGCAGCAAAATTGTTCCCACTACTAAGGTCACGATGACTGTCAAAAATGAGAATATAGCTCCTAAAAGACTATCTCTACCCTGGAACTTCAAAACTTTTTCTCTGTGTTCAAATGCTTTCTGCTGGTCCTTTTCGGCCATCGCTACGATTCTTGAAGCCAGACCTTTTTCAATATCTTCATAGCCTTGAAGCATTTGCGGCGGAGGGAGCGGTCCCTGATATTCAACCGCTTGCAGTGTCATAATCGCTTTTTTCTGTTCTGGATCCAGCTGATCTACAACGTTCTGCGCTTTTTCAATTGTTTCTTGAGCTGCCTGGACAGATTCAGGTTCAAGGACTAAATCATTTGTCTTTTCTTCTGAAGGATTTCCCATAATCATCTAAAGCCTTTCTTATGCGCTCTCCTGTATTGATCCACGCTTCATTTACAGACTGTTGTCTAATAGCCTTCACGTAATTGATAGACTCCGAACTGCGCTTAGGGTACTTCATGCCTTCGCGAAAAGACTTGCTTACTCTAATCGTCATACCATATCATCCTCCACTTTTATTATACACATTTTCGCACAGTTCGTAACGCTCTACAACTGAAAGTTTTATTACAAATCATAAAATATGTCTTTTTTTTGGTGTTTTTCAACAAAAAAGCACCCATCGCTGAGTGCCTTGCGCAGATGGGTTCACTTAGAATTCATCCACCGCTATCCCTAATTCAATCCTGTGACTTACTCCCACCTGGGAGCCCAGCGTTACTCCGTGCCCGGCGCAAAGGCTTCTCATCACAGGCTCAGGCGCTGGCAGCCTATAGGATGCGTCCATCCGTCTGCACTGGCCATAATTACCGATCTCGCGCCGATCCCGTATCGTGGGGACGCTACTATCGACAAAATTTCACACTATCATTATATCACGTCAACCCCCGACCAATGGGGCAACTTTGATTTTCTGATAGCTTTTTTTATCTCTCGATTTACTTTTCTTCGCAGTGTAGATCTATCCATACCCAGATTTTCAGCCATACTTGATTGAGAACTCCCCAAGACCAGAAGACTGAATATCGCATCCTTGATAGAGATGCCATTGATCTTTTCATCGCTCATATGATCAAACACTCTGTCAATAGCTTCTATTCTTGTTTCAACAGCTACTAATTCGCGGATTTTCTTTTTTCCTGCTTCCCAGATATCAATTTTTTCATCATGTTTGGGATCTCTCGCATTTTCGTAAATCACCTCTCTCATTCGAGGTGATTTAATACCCAATCTGTCGTATATACTTTGAGCCTCGTCGTCCAGGATCGGCCTTATTTTCTGCAGATAGATGTAATCCCTCGCTTCTCGTTTGAAATGTTCACACTCATCTTTGATGGTTATCATCTAATCCTCCTATTCAGTTTTTTCCTCATCCGCTGGCTGCATCATAAACGCAAGCAGCTTATCAGGATTGGAGCAGATACCCAGCAGCTCGCAGCCATCACATCCAAGCTCAGGACGATAGAGGCAGCAAGGATCGATGCGGGTAAACTGCTTGCACAAGGCCGTGGCGTACTTATCCAGATTGCGCATTACCGATCTCCTCCCTCAATCATCAGCTGACCGTTGTTAAATAGCTCATACACCGATTGGCCCGACCGATTAATAAAGTATGGTAATAAAACTTGATCGATGGTGACCATCTCAGTTTCCAAAATTGCGAGCTGGGCGTCCAACCAGTCACGCAGTATGCGCCAAGACACACGCTCAGCCTGATCATAGGTCGCAATGACTTTACTGTTTGTTTTCTTCTGCCTTCTCAGGACCTCCAGAGTGGCATCAACATTAGATGGTAGTCTTACTGCCTGAATCCCGCCGGGTGTACTAATTGTAAAGCTGACCGACACGACCCGCTGGTCTGGGCCATACTCGATCATCAAACGTTGAGCGCCTCTGCGAGCCAGCATAGCTTGGATTTCTCCCACTGACTCGAAAGCGTCTTTGGTTGTTGTATAGTTTTTAATTGGCATTACCAATCACCTCCCATCCGATCAATCAGCAGCACCGCAACCACAAATACGACGGCGAGCAGCGCGGGGATCATTGGTCATCTCTCCAATCCAACGCCTGACCGCAATGCCTGCAATACAAGTCCCCATCAAACGGGTGTACTCTTCCTCCGCATTTAGGACAGCGGTATATCATGACTGTTGTTGGACGATCGTCTATAAATTTAGCGGTTGCCGTTTCTTCATTGATCTTCACCGGCGTCGCTCTGTCAATAAGCTCCTGTAGCACGGATTTATTTGCGTTAAGTGTTTCTTCGTCTAAAGGGTAATAATCTCCGCAATCATATTCTTCGCAATCAAAGTCCTTGATGTACTCCATCGCATGATTACACAGGAAATCCAGCGATTCTTGATATTTATTCATTCAATCCACCTGCTTTCTACCTAAAGTCTTTTGTCAAAACAACGAGCGCAATGATAGCACATCCTCTTTCTACATCACTGCCAAAAACAGCAAGCAAAAACAAACTCAACGCCATAGTCACATCGCACACAAATATGACATTTTTCATTTAGTCAACCCACGCATCGCTCTTGTATCGCGCTTCTTCCTTTCTTTTTAAGTTTTCGACTTGCTGTCGTAATCCGAGATTTTCACGATCCAACTTTTTGATTCTTCCCTTCAATTCAGCAATGATTTCGCACTTCTGGAAATTATCATCCTCTAACGCTCTGTTTTCGCGTCTTAACAATTCAATCTCTCTTTTTTCGTCTGTCATAACTTTTCCCTTCCTCCTGCCTTTTTAGGGCTCCGAATGTTGTAAATCGTCGTTTTGCTAAAGTAATGTGAGTTGCCCATCTTCCGGTTGCATTTTTTTGATCTGCTTTTTTGTCTGGCTACTGAATTCTTCAAACCGTTTAATCCGATTCGCTCTTTTCCCTTTTTTCACAGCCATATAATTTTCATCTACCTCTGGCGGCGTAGGCAGATAATACTCCAGTGGCAGTTTTGCTCCTGTTGCTTCGCAGCATTCTGCGATTTCGCGCTTGTAAGAAATTATATGATTACGTATAAGATTCATATTTGCGCCATCCGGCCAGAAGGGATCGCTGCATCCATGTTCAAGGATATAATTCCATTGATTGATTTCCCGCACTATCTGCGCAGCATATTCCTCGATTGGATTCAGTTCTTTTTTCATAAATCCAGCCTCACATCAGGGTCATAATTCATCCACAAGACTTCTTTTCGTTTTACTCCGCCTTCTGCCAGCGTCGACTTTGTTTCTTTACGCCATCCCTTGAGTGTTTGGTTGTAGAGATCATTGTCGTACCCCGATATCAACACCTTGCCCGGATGACGCTTAAGCGCAGTCAGCATATCCACGTGATCCTGATCCGTCATCTCATGCTTGTACAGGTTACTCTTACGAGTGCTGCGTAGATAAGGCGGATCAGCATAAATAAATACGTCTAAGGTATTGTATCGGCTGATTATCTCTAGTGCTTTTAAATGCTCAATCTGGACTTGTTTTAACCTCTTGGCAGCTACCCTCATCACATCAGGTAATGTATCCCAGGTGTGAGCTGGACTAGGACTGGTAGAGGATTGGCCAGATCGAAATCCGTTGTGATAAAGGTTACCGCAGCCAATCGCCATCCAGCAGCGCACAGCGAAGCGTCGAGCCCGCTCTATATTACTGACGACCTGCGCTCTTGAAAAATCATCAACACTGCCCCAAGACGCCTCGTACTCAGTGCGACCGTAAGCTGTAAGCTCGATCAACCGGATCAGCTCATCAGGACAATCTCGCAGAACCTTAAAGTAGTTGTAGACATCATCATTGAGATCGTTGATAGTTTCAATTCGGCACGGTTGTTTGTTAAAAAACACCGCACCGCTGCCGAAGAAAGGCTCTAGGTATACCTTGTGATCAGGAATGAATGAGCAGATCCAGGGTGCCAAACGAGTCTTAGCTCCGGGATATTTCAAGACTTGTTTCATCTGTTACCCCCCCTAGCTAAAATGGCAGGTCATCCGAGCTTATTTCCAGCACTGGCTCACCACTCATATAGTCATTAAGCGGGTTGGCATCTACCGTATTGCCTTGTCTTTCGGATTTATTTCCATACCCCGATATCAGCTTAACGTTGTCGCACTGCACTGTCGTTTTGTATGCTTTATTTCCATTTTTGTCATCATAAGAATCAATTTGCAATCGCCCTTCAACCCCGACAATCGCTCCCTTTTTTGCGTAGCTGCAAATAAAGTCAGCTGATTGTCTCCAAGCTACACAATTAATAAAATCTGTTTCTTTGTCTTTTCCTTTATCACCAGAGAACCGCCGATCACAAGCGAGAGTGAAATTCGCAACAGAAAGTCCGCTTTGGGTTTTTCTGATATCCGGATCACGGGTTAAACGCCCGACAAGAACAACTCTGTTTATCATCTTTAATCACTCCTTAAAATGGCAATGGATTGTTTTGATATGGGTTTAAATTCCACCCATCCCTAACAATTAATTGTAGAACTTTTTTATGACCATAGGGGAAGTCCCCTAACATGGATGCACATCCAACAATTCTTACTAAAGCGATACTGTCCATGTTTTCTACTATAGCTAAATCAGCGATTTCGCAACCTGGCTTATAGACATATTGCATGTCATCAGGCAGTCGCCAATATAGATATTTAAACGGATTATTGATGTGTTCACCAATGATGTATCTTTTAATTGTCATCGCCATGCCTCCTCTCCGATGTTCGCGTCATCAGACTGGCAAACATATTTTTTGATAGATCTCAGCTTCCCTCTCAGTTCTTCAGCGCTTAAATCATCAATCGTTTTTGGATTGTGATCGAATTGAGCGTGGTAGAATGCTGTGCAGTTTGGAATGATGTAAAACGGCAGCTCACCGAATACGATTTTGTTTGTAGCCTCCACTGGCCGAATGAAACTTTTTGCTGGAGCTTGGATGCCAAGTGAACGGTATAATTTGATCAAGTTCTCATGCCGGGAAACGATCAGTAAATCATCTTCCGCGACAAAATAAGATTGTGTTGCGCTTTTATAAAGTGACACTCCATCAGATTTTCTGACGGCGATAAAGCTATCGCTATCTTTTTTACCATCGAAGTTAAGTGTGTAAACGGTTTTTCCGTTGTCATAACTGATCTTTGCTTCTTCGTATGTTGTTTCACGGATTCCGTCGATATCTCCATTAATTTTGATAAAACTCATATTTTCATTTCTCCTTTAATTTGATAATTGTTTTCACGCCATCTCCATCTTCAATAAATTCGCAATCAAGGCCGAATGCTTGAAGTATTTCAATGACTTTCTTCGATCCGCCAAGCCATTTGACGTGCTTGGGGTTAATGTACACGTTGCCAAACCCAGTTAGATGTTTGATGAGATAGTTTTTCACAAAATCATCTTCCCGACTTTGTTTTGCCGGAATTTGTGATGCGATATTAACATCAAACAAAATGTCCAACTGTGTAGCTTCTTTGATTTTTTTCCAGGTATTAATCGTGCCTCGGAACTGCCCGGCAAGAACTGGCTGTATTGTGGAATTGTTTACTTCACAAAATCTCGCAAAATCTCGATTGTACATATCTCTTTTTGAGATGTACTCTCTTACCAGCGGAAGGTTGTACTGGTATTGATCCTCCGAAATTGTAAATATTCTATTGCCCATCACACAGCTCCGAATATTCCTCTAACTTGAGATTTCTCATCATTTCCGAATTTTTTTCATCTTCTTCATTTGCCTGGGCAATAAACTTCAAGGCATATCCGAACGCGAATTTTGCCCCGCAACTTGAACAGTAATTTGGAATTTTCATTCTTCGTTTGAGCAGATCGCTCTCTTTCGTTCTCGAAATAAGGCTAATCTTTCTGAACGATATAACTTCTTCGCCACATTGAGGGCAAACAAGAATTTTGTACTTTTGAGTAAAAATTTTCCCTGCCGGCTTTCCGTTTAGAACTCCGTCAGCAAAACACCCACTTTCTTTTTCTTCAACAACGGGCATTACTTCCATCATTTCTCTCCTTTCTTTGAAGACTCTTTGGAAACTCTCTTAGCATATTTTCTTCACCGATAATTGGTATAAGAGAGTTCTTCATGAATACCGGAACATTATTTTCTCGGCAGTTTTTAACAATTTTATCAATCCATTCTTTTTTCGGAATTACTTTGCTTTTTCTGCGCCCTGTTTCGGCTCCGATAATTACCCACTTTGGCATTCCTTCAAACTCTGAATCAGGAATGTCATTAAGTAAGGGTTCAACCGATATAAAGGTGTTAACTGCTTCAGCTCTCGGCAAATCTTTAAACTTTCCGGTTTTTCCTGTAACTGTTGTTCCAAGCCAAGCGTTTTCTGGTAATCTGAATCCCATCAAAATATCCCAGTATCTTTCTGGATTTTTAGTAAGAAAAAGATAATTGTGCTGCTGATTCTGTTCGCACTTATCAAGCACTTTCTCAATCCATTCATCAGGAATAAAATCACCGAAAAGATCCCCCATGCTGCATACAAAGATGTTACGACCTTTACAGTTATCAAATTGATTTAATCTGTCTTTGTAAAACATTGGTTCAAACCCATTTGGATAAACAGCAGGGAATCTTTTTGCCATCGCTCTGGCGTAGCAATATTCACAACCGTGCAGACAACCTGTCACCGGATTCCATGTGCTATCGCACCACTCAATTTTTGTTTTCTTCATTTCTCCTCCCACGGGATCATCCCGATCACTTCAATCTCTGTTTCTTGGATCTTCAATGCTCTACTCACCAGCCGCAATCCTTCCACTGCATTGCTGCACACGATGTAAGACGGCGCCAAATGTGGGTAACGGCGTAAACAGTAAACCATTAGCATGACTTATCCTCAATTTCTTTTACAGAGTCTTTCTGAGCTGAGATCAGCCGTTTAACGCTAGACGGAAGCATTGCTACTTGTTCCAGCTGCTCCTGCCGGCGACGGAAGCCTTTGAGGAAGTTTGACTGTACAACGGTGTTGATGTCCTCGGTGTCCATCTTCGCCCAATCCCGGATATCGGACACACTACATACCCGCTTCACTTCCTCCGGCAGTTTCGCATATTCTTCCTCCGCCCCATAGATTCCGTTGCGCATTGCGATCTTTACCGCTTGCCATGCATCAGCTTCAGAAAGGCGATCCGGATGCATGATAAGCCGCATTTTCTCTTTAATCTGTCCTGGCGTTGGTGGATATCCAGAAGCGTCAGAAACAATGAACGATTTAAGCGCCGCGCCAACGATCACCGCATCGTCATCCTCGAACAAGCTTTGCCACAAGGTGACCGATTTTTTTATGTCATCCTCACTCTGTCGGTAATAGAACGCCGGGTAGGTTTGTTTTATGACTGCGAGGATCTTGGCGGTTTCTTGCTTATTCATCAAATTCACCTCTTTCCAGCATTTCCAGGAATGGATTCATGCTTTCTTGTTTTTTCGGCATTGTGGGTTGATTGCCCCGACTTTGGTTCTGCGCCTTAGACAGCCAGTTGTTGATAAATCGATTAATTCCAGATTTTGTTTTCCTTCTTGCCGGGTTGCTAATCAACCAGCCTTTCATGTTTCTCAACTCCTGCATGATATCAACAGCGGGATAAAGATCAGCGAATTGGTCAACTTGTTTTTGCGTCACCTGATGTTCCTCGCCGCCTGTCAGAGGTAGTGCGATAGCAACTGGCTCTGGACAAGTATTTAAAAGAATCTTTTCTTCTTTCTTCTTTACTTCTTTACTTCTTACTTTCTTATATTCTTCTATTGTTGTCGTTTGGCTGTCGTTTGACTGACATTTGACTGACGCGTTGTCTGACCTATATCCTGTCGTTTGACTGACTTCTTGATTGTCATTTTGACTGTCATTTTGACTGTCGTTGTCTTGGTAGAGATCGTAATTTAACACCTCTATTACGCTGAATTTTGAGTATGTTGTGACTGCTATCGTGCCTGACTTTTTGAGGTGCTCAATGGCTGTCCTTATTTGACGCTCTGTAAGGCTTAGTGCCTGACTTAACTTAGACAGACTTGTGACCAAGTTCCCGCGCGGTATTTCAACACCCTTGAACATCCCATTTTTCCAATTCGCCGACAACAGAAGGTGGAGAAAAACGCGCATTGTATTAGTGTCACCGTACCATTCCCATTCAAGTAATTTGCGATGTATTTTAATATATCCGGCCACACATTCACCTCCGGTTTTATTCGCTATAAAACGTCAAACTCACCTCTACACGAGGGCTGTGCGAATAGAATTTATAGACTTCCAAACGCGTTATCTGACTATCGTCTTTATAAGCAATTCCATTCAAACTGTCTAAAATAATTTTCGCAATATTGTCTAAATCCGGCTTTTTTAATGGCCGAATATCTCCTCGTTCCATCCCTCCAAGCTTCTTCTTGCTTGTCGATTTAGGGATGGAAAAATAAGCAGTAACCAACGCTTTTAATTCGCAGTCAAGCGGAACATGATCTGGAAAGTTTGTTTGGAAAGCCAGCTTTACTAAGTTTTCATAATTGACAGTCTCTTTAGGGGTGAAGGCGATCCCAGAGCGTGTTACTCTGGGTCTCGCCTTTGCTTTTGGTTCTCCGGGTATGGTAAACACGAATCCTTTACTCATCGCGTTTCTCACTGCCAGAAACCGTTCAATTTCCAACGTTTTCTGCATCATTGTGCTTCTTCTTCCGTTTTGACAGAATCGCTCTCAGAAGGCTTGTCAGAAGCTTCTGAGAATGTGATGTTGACTTCCTTCGCAGGAGGTTCTTCACCTCCGAACAAATCAGCTTGTCCAGGTGCTTCGGATTTTACCTCCGTCATTTTATATTCGATCAGACGGCCAACATCGTCGATTGATCGAGTGATATCCATCCGGTCCTTCACGATCTCTTTCTTAACAATTTTTGAATTTGTGCTGGCAGAGATAGCGATTGTTTCTTTATTCGATGTCGCTGAAATCTCGAATTCAATGATAATTTTTCTAGGCTTTGTTGGGTTGGTTCGCGGATCGTCGATGTTCTGCAGAACGGTTGCGAGTTCATCGCAAAATCCATCCACTAATTCCGGATCTGAAAGAATCGTTTCGGCTCCGTTGTTTTTTAATACTTCTCTATCTGTAACAATCATATTTTTCTCCCTTCATTACAGCAGGCTCGGCTGATCTGCTACTTTCTCCTTCACTTCCCCAGTTGCTGGATCTACTGAATATTCATTTTCAACTTCGGCTTCATAGATTTCATTTTCGTTTGGAACTAAAGTCATATCATCGGAAATTGTAGATTTAATAGTTTCATCCGTTTCAATCTGACGAACAAATTCAGTTTTAATAGGCGCATATTTCAACGCCTTCTTAAGTACAGTCTTTTTAGCCATTTCTTCAAAGTTTGTTTGCCACGGTCCATCGCTGTATGATTTTGAATACTTTTTAGCATGAGCTTTAACATCTTCCACGCTCATAACTTCAAAGCCTTCACCACCATTTACTGTCTTAAAGACTGCATAGAACCATACTGGGTTGCCTCGATTAGACTTCGCAGGGATGTGATGTAATTTCGGCAATAAACCGAATTCAAAATCAAATTCATCATTTTCATAAACTGTCTGAGCCATAATCGTTTTAACCTCACCACTTCGATAGGCGAGGTCAATTAAGCCTTTATACCCTAATTGAAAAGTGCATGAATTTTTATACGGGATTAAATACGCTTGTCCAAGTGGCGTATTAGGCTCTAGCCCGAGCTGCGCAGCATTCATCATGGCCGCTAAGAATGATTGTGGCGTACATTCCGATAATTTTTTATTAGATGAAATTGCTGATAATGCGATGCGTGTAAATCTTTCAGGCGTCATTACTTTAGGCAATGCCTTGGCAATTTCGCTCTGCATGGAAACGACATAATCTTTTAAAGTGACATTGCCTTTCTTTTTACCTTCCACAGCACTTCCGGCCGCTTTGGTGATAGATGTTGCCTTGTTGTTTACTGTCTGACCATTCATTGTTCGTAATCCTCCTCTTTTATTTCAAATTTCCTGAACGAAATTTCTTTTTGACACTCCGAGTAAATATCTGGATATTTTTTCTTCAGTTGCTCAGCGTCAATTCTATTTTGCTTTGCGTTTTTCCAAGAAACTTTGTATTTATCGGTCTGTCCAAATTCATGATTTCCAAGTTCTTTTTTAAGCTCGTTCTTGAGCTTGTCCATTTGCTTTTCTATACTTTTCTTCGACTTTTCGAGATTCTTAATTAAAGCAATAAGATCTTCTCTACCAAATAGATCTATTGCTCCGTATCCTTCTGGATAACGTTTTTGAAGCGTGTTTGAAGTTGATTCTGAACCATCAATAGGCGGTTCTTCGTCATTCACAACATAATCCCAGAATGTCTTTTCTGCTGATATCAAAGCGTTAATAGCTTCTTCGTCTCGTTCAACAACATACCAGTAAAAACCAATGCCAAGAACGAGTATCGCTATATACACCCGATCAACACCCGTAGTTGCCATGTAATGAATACATTGAGCGTAATAGTTATCCGGAATCTCACCTTTTTTGTATTGAATCCTTGTTAAAGCGGATGCGGTCTTACACTCTAAAATCGCATTTTCACCCACCACAACCCTGTCAACATTAGCGAGCATGAACGGGTAGTCTTTTCTTTGATAACTAAAGTTAGATTTTCTAACTTTCTTCCCCGTTTCTTCGGCAAAGCGGTAGGCTACATACTCTTCTAAATCACGCCCCTGCCGCATTGCTTCGTTGTCTACATCGTTAGCTATCTTCCCTGTCTTTTCACACCACAGCGTGTATGCAGATTTCCAGGGATTTAACCCAAGCACAGCACCGGCATCGCTTCCACCAATACCTTTGATTCTGTCTTTCAACCATTCTTCTCTTGATCTTGGTATTCTGAGCTTGATAACATTAGAATTTCTTTTTTTATACATCACCTAAAATCCCTTCTTCATACATAATTCCAAGTTCTTCTTGTGTAAATTTTGCTTGAATTATTTGTGAGCACTTTTTGCTCAGATTTTCTACAAATTTTGAATAGCAATCAGGGCACAACGATTCACCATTCACTTTGTGTTCATCCCCAGCTTCGCAGGAATGACCGCAATCGCATTCATAAGTCAGATCGAATTCCGATTCCATCTGACAGCCTGCACCGTAAAGGAAGTCTTGCTCTCTCTGCCAGAGCTGTTCTTCAACTCTTGTCATTGTTTAATATCTTTCTTCTTTTTTATTAACACTAACGTTGATAGTCGTTCTATATGTCGAATCAATGCTATCAACAACTCCGCTTAAAAACGCTTTATAGAAACTATCAATAGTTGCCTTCTTCGACATTTCCCGCTTTATCATGCCGCGAATGTCTTCACGCTTTTCTTCCATTACCTCCTTAATTACGTTTACCGCTTCGTCTTTAATCATTTGTTTGACGTAATATTCTAGTAATGTATATTTGTTGTAACTGCTGTAAGATGACACTTTCCCTTCATCGTCAACCTTCATACTTAGAACTTGGTTTACAATAGATGAAGCGATATTGTTCTTTTCGTCTAATGCCTGTACAATTCCTGCGTTTACCATCTGCTTAATCACACCAGTAATTGCTTCTTGATCAATTTTCAAATCTAAACCAAACAGGCTGCTTTCATTTGCCATGAATTTATCTCCCTTCCGCCAGCTGCTCCATGAGCTGGACTATTGTGTCCGTATCATCTGACTCTGACCATAAGTTGCGCTGTTGCGCTACCGTGGTCAGGCCGTTGCCGTAGTAGTCAGCCATGATCTCAAACATGCGCCGAAGACCATCTGTGGCCGTGCCGTACTTGCAGTACCGATCACCGCACCGGATACCCGCAGGGTTGTGTTTGGTCAACCATGCCGATGAGCTGCCCCAGCCGGTCTCAAGGACAAACACTGCAGCAGCGTAAACCGGACTGATGTTGTACTCCTCTGCGAGATCAAGCAGCGCGACTGGTACGACTCCCGCCGCTTTGCCGGTTGGCTGCCACTCGTGCCAGCTGACCACCATTTCCGCAGTGTAAGCCGGTGGAGTATCAGGCTGATGGAGCTCGATCACAGTCACCGGCTGTGCCGCTGGTGTAGGCATCTCTGCTTCGGCGGCCGGTAGGTTGAGCGTCACGCCGGCGGTGATCACAGCTGTGAGGATCACCAGCACCGGGCGTTTAAGCCGTCTCATCGCCCTTGTACCTCGCTTTAATGGACTTTAACTCAGTTTCTGCATCTTTAAGCTGACGCTTTAAAGTATTAATATGTATTTCTAGCTCGCACATGTGATCTGCTGCAGAGGTCAACTCTTTAAATATTCCAAAACCACCTAAACACCAGAGAATTATGATGCTCTGCTTGGATAAATCTGCCGGATGATACATATAAACGTGATTTACCAGATTATACTGATCGACAGATACCTGCCGATTAATCATTGTTTCAAACTCTTCTTTCAGCATTCGACGGCCTCCTCGATTTGCTGGTACGCATTATCCATGCTTTCTAGTGCTTCCTGCAGCAGATCGCAAACTTCATCTGCCCGTTGGTACCGATCACTCTCTTGGAGATTTTCTGGCATGTTATCACGATACTCCTCTTCTTCATCTTTCAAAGCCTCTAAGTCTTGACCTAAACTTTCCAATTTACTTTGGATCTCTCTTAGAGATTTTCTGCGTTCTTTATTCATTTATTTCTCCTTCCTTCACAAGCTCGATAGCTTGTGATAAAATAGAGATGATCCTATAGCGATAGAATCATCTTGAACTCTCGGTTGCCGCCAAGCTCGCCGAGGGTTCCTTTTTTTGTTCTTCCAGCTGGCACTGCCGAACTAGGAAGTTGTAGTCGATTTTCAGGCACCTCAGCACTTTTTTCAGTGCTACCTTGTTGTCATGCGCTCGAAACTCTCCCAGTTCCTGATTCTCCATTTCACTAACCATCTCGTAGATCTTCTTGGCCTTCTTATGGGACATCTGCAGAAGCTTCTGGATGTCTGTTTGCGTTACATAATACTGAGAGAGTATTTCCAAACGGGTCACTTTCTCACCTCGCTTTCTAGCGGTCTTGGTAACTTACTTATTTCAGTCTGTTTAAATAATCTTCCACAATAGAATTGCAAAAACTACAATGAACAGTAGTTTTAAAATTAGGACTACTATCATTACGCTACATTGGATTTCATTTTCATGATCTATCCACCATAAAGTGAAATCCCTTTTTCTTTTATTCATTTTCCGCCTCGCTCTACTGTTTCTGGATATGCTTACTTCCCAAACGATATATATAGTTCTGAAGTTCTGAAAAAATTTCAGATTTTGAGAATTCATACCAATCGTCGTCATGCACGTCAAACGAAATTGTCCGATATCCAGCATTAATAAATTTTGTTATTTGTACTGATCTTAAATCGCTTTCCACCTTTCTCGTTCACCCTCCTTTCATTTAAGTTGTCAAAAACTACTCCATAGCCAACGCCACACATTCACTCATCTTGCTGTATAATCAAATACAGAAAGGAGGTGAAAATTATGGAAAGTGCATCACCTAAATTGCGTATTGCAAACGACAGAGATAAGCTCTTCTTTTCTGAGGATATAGCTGCTCAAGCTCAAGTGTTATCAAATCTTGCTTCTAATGCTTTAAAGGTTCAGCAAATCGCTATTCTCAAGCTTATTCGGCGTTTAGCCTTCACCGCTTTAAAAACTTGGGAAGCTTTGTCTGCTGAGCAGCTTCTTTATCAACATTTTGAATTTCAAGAATTACTTCGCACAAGTAAACTTGAAACCTTATGCAAATCTCTGCCGAACGCACCGCCACACATTACCTTGAATAATTACGCAAATGTTACAATCAACTACTTTTACCAAGCTAATGGAGCAAAGAAAGAATCTTCACATTTCATTTCTTTAGACCGACTCATTAGCTTATTGGCTTTAGTTCCTGATTGGATTCCTTACATCGTTGCTTTTATTCAACTCTTAGGAAGTCTTATTTAGACTTCCTTTTTTGTGTGGCGTTGGCTATGGAATTAATTGCTAATCAGTCAGTCTTGAATAAATCATTTGGTGTTACGCTATCTAATAGAAATAAATAGGATGAACAGCAATGAAGATCCGATCAGGACAGATACTTCGAATAATACCGAATTGTCATTAGGCTCTGGCCACATGAGGTTTTTGTTAAAAATCAGAAGTAGCCAACTTGAGAACATAAGAAATCCGGTTAATCCGATTAATAAATCGATCATACTCCCTCCCATACGACACTAATGGCCATCAACCATAGCAACACAATCAACAATTTGAACCCATTTGGAAGGCTCTTGAGGAATCCTTCAAATGGTGGAAGCGCAAAGATCACGGTCACCACTGGAAGCATTATCACTAAAAGTGCAGCAGAGCTTTTAAGAAGTTGCATTTAACAGAATATCCTCCCATCCCACAAGCCACATCCTGAAAATGAGATTAGAATGAAACAAATAATTACAATAACGGCTGCTATCTTGGTAAAAAGCATCAAGCTTTTAAACGTTACACTTTCCCTATCCCAGTCCCAACAAACTAATAAGCCTGGTGTTATAAAGATCATAAGCGATAGTGCTAGAGGGAAACTTAGCATAGCGATACAGTCAAGAAGAAAATCCATGCCCTTACGCTAGCCTCTTTTCATGTGAAGCGAATTCATCAGAACGTATGCTGTAGATTTCATTAGGTGAGGTTCCCATAGCATTACAGATAATTTCTAGCTCATCAGCGCTTATACTTCTTTTATCATTTAGCATTTGGCTCATTTGGTTCTCTGAGAAACCAGATTTCTCTGCAATAACCTTTTGTTTTAACCCACTTTTGTCGATATACAACTTTAATCTATCACAGACTTTCATAATATCTTTCCTTTCTAGTACAGTATTTCTGTACATAAAAACATTATCACAGATATTCTGTGCAGTCAATGAAAAATACAGAATTTTTGTGATTAAAATATTTCAATCCAGTTATTTTTGTGATATTATCCAATTAGGAGGTGATTTTGTGTCACTGGCAAGCAATTTAAAAGAAGCTCGAATAAAAAAAGGATTTAAGCAAGAAGAACTCGCTACTTTAATTGGTAAAAGTAAGAATGTAGTTTCAAACTGGGAACGCGGTGATAACAAACCCGATGCAGATACACTTTTTGAATTATGTGATCTGCTAGATGTAGATGCCAATTATTTATTAGGCTGGGAAAGCAATAAACAAATTTCGCTATCTATTTCAGAGCAGGAACACATAAAAAAACTCCGCGCACTTGATGCGTACGGAAAGAAAGCGGTCAACTCTGTTCTAGATATAGAATATGAACGCTGCAATTATGAAACCGAAATTGCCGAGGAACCTATGGCTTATATTCCAAGAGTCTACTACTCTCAAGGTGCATCAGCAGGGTACGGTGAATACTTAATTGATGGAATGGACGCATCCGAAATCATGCTTCCAGATACACCTAAAAACCGTAAATCAGATTACGTGATAAACGTTGATGGTGATTCAATGGAGCCGACATTCTCCGATGGTGACAAGCTGCTTGTTCAACACACAGATTGCGTCAATGTCGGCGAAATTGGTATTTTCATTATTGATGGCCAGTCCTATGTTAAGGAATACGGGGAAGATCGATTAATATCGCATAACAAAAAATATCCAGATATCATCCCGTCAGAATACAGCGATTTCCGATGTGCTGGAAAAGTTATCGGAGTAATGAAGTAATTAAGGTATTTATACTTTTTAAAGTGTAATGTGTTTGTAGGAGGATATTATGCTAAAAAAATTAGGAATTTTAATTTTTACGCTTTTCCTACTTGTTGGTTGTTCGTTTAAAAACAACGTTTCATCCCCAAAGAAGGAAAGAACGCCTCAAGAAATTATGCAAATCTTTAAAGATAACGGATATTTGTTATATGAAAGTGAGTATATCGTTTTACTTGATTTAAACCGTCCTAATATTTCTTTCGTGTATATTGACGAATACAATGGCCTGTTCATCCCACAGAGATCAATGAATTCGTATAACTGGATATACGACATAGCACAAATAGGTAAGTGCGGTTATTACGTCGATGAAAAAAAAGTGCAATCTGGAGAATGTTCAAAGTCTGACATATCAGAAGCAATAAATACAAAAAAATTTTACCTTGAAGAACTCAATGCTATGTCATTAACTGAAGAAGAAGTAAACGCGCTTTTTAAAGATATAATTGATAAGAAGGACAGCTATAAATTTGACGGAATCGCTAAACTGGACAATCAAATGGGGAACGTCACAGAAAGCAAGTCAGAAGTTATTCCTGCAGAAGATACAATAAAGTTAAAAGAACCGTTAATTTTAGAAATAAATACAAACATTGAAAAGCCCGAATATGCAATCTCAGATTCAGATTATGAAAAATACAACTATATTATGGATTATCTTAATAAGCATTTAGACAAATCCGAAGATGTTCTGTTTGATGAGTTGTCAGATGTTTATAAAGAGAGTGCAGAAAGTTTAAAAGAATTCATGAACAGTGTTATGCAAGATGCCGTTGACAGAGATATGGGAAAAACTAAAAATACTGTTGAAGTAAAACATTCTGATTTAGAGAATATTACGACAAAATTTTTTGTTACTAATGTTGTTGATGAGAGTTTATTCAAATTAGAAAAATTCGACAGTTCAGAAATAAACGCTTTAAATGCTATTGTAAAAGGAACATTATCATACGACGGTATAGAACATTCATTTATTTTAAAATTTAAGGTTGGAGCGAATTTACAAAATGCTTATATTTTCCAACTTAAAATTGATGAAAAAAACATCGAATTGAAATAATAAAAAATCCCGGAGCTGGTAACTACGAGAAATAGTGAGCTGGTGCTGGTAACACCGCTCAGCATAGTAAAAATGACTTGGGGGTCATGCCTTTTACTATGCGCTCATTATATCAAAATAGGAGGGCAAAAACAATGAGCGTCCACAAAGATAAAGACCGCGGTACTTGGTTTGCGCAGGTGCAGCTGCGCGATCCGCTGACTGGCAAGCTGATCACAAAGAAAAAGCGAGGATTCGAGCTGAAAAGAGAAGCTCAAGCATGGGAAGCAGAAATCCGTGCAAACAATCAGGAAGTGAAGTCCTCCGCCACCTTTGGCGTTATGATGGAGGAATATTTGAAAAGCAGAACATCCGCCAACGAAGAAACCAAGCGAAGCAAGCACCATCTTGCAAATACATACGCGGCTGCTTTTATGGATATGCCTTTAAACCAGATTAAACCGAAAGACGTTTTAAAGTGGAGAAACGAACTAGCGGAAAAAAAGTTAGCTACTCGCACAAAAAACAATGTCATTTCCTTTGTCCGGTCTGTGTCTGCTTTCGGATATAAATATTATGACACACCAGACTTTGCAAAGATCATTGAGCCTTTCCGCGCGACAGCGGCAGATAAAAAAGAGATGAAAACCTGGACAATCGAAGAATTCAATCTCTTTTCGTCTTACATCAAGAATTATACAATTCGTGCTTACTTTACATTTTTGTTTTATACTGGCTGCCGCCGATCAGAAGGCAAGGCAGTCTTGAAATCAGATATTAAAGATGGATGGGTGACGATCGACAAAACTATTAAGCATAACAAGCAGGGTGTGAGAGCTCCTAAGACAGCGTCTAGCGTGCGAAAGATCAAGCTGGATAAATATACCCTTGAGATATTAAAACCGCTCATGGCTAAAGATGGACCTTATTTATTCGGAGATTTTGAACCATTAGGAATTACTACGATACAGCGTGCCTTTGATAATGCCATTGCTGCAGCCAATGCTGACGGACATACGCTTAAAAAAATTCGCATCCACGATCTCCGTCATAGCCACGCTACAATTCTGATTAATAACGGTGTTAACATCGTCGCCGTATCCAAAAGACTCGGCCACAGTGACATCAATATGACACTAAAAGTTTATACACATTTACTTGAAAAAAATGCGGACGAATTAGTGGATAAACTAGAAGAATTAAAAGAATCCGTGGCATGA